CTGCTACCGATCGCTTGCCTGTCTCTCTACAAGCAAGAGTCTTGAATAAGTTATTCGGTATCCAGCATCTAGGTCACTATTGGGCCAATATCCTAATATTACGCGATTACTTTGATGGTAACGACCGACCACACCGGTATGCAGTAGGAGCGCCAATGGGATCTAAATCAAATTGGGCAATGCTAGCATTAACTCATCACATGATCGTTCTATTTGCGGCAAGGTTAGCCGGTGTGCCAAACTTTACCAAATACCGACTGTGTGGTGACGATATTGTTATTAATAATGCCGCAGTTGCTGCACAATATCGTGTGGTTATGGAATACCTTGGATTAACAATCAACGAGTCCAAATCTATCCTACATGTCGACGGCTTACAGCCAGCAGCTGAGTTCTGTAAAAGGGTCTTTATCTCAGGTCATGAGTATACAGGCTTGCCAACCAAACTTATTGCTAAAGTGGTAATGAACGGTAGACTACAGCCTCAGCTCCAGAACGAACTGACTGTTCGTGGTTTTGATCTTAATGGTCACGACCTTTTCTCTTGGCTGGGGGCCTTAGCTGACGAGCAGTCACAAGGCTTCTTAGCTATACTAAACTTACTACCAACGCAGGTCAGTGGGCTGATTAAGAGTATAGCTCTCCCGAGTGAAACTCCTAAGCTAGAGACATGGTGGGCTCCAATACACAAATTGACCGATAATGACATGGTACAAGCATATACTTACATTGCAGCTGTAGACCAGCTAAAACGTATCGACGCGCTATTACGACAAACTGTAATGGTTTCTGATGCGATAGCTGCCGCCTCAGCTACATCTTATAATCTTAACATTGACTCATACAAGTGGACAGAGGATATAAACAATAAGGTCTTGAAAGAGAACCTTATTACTTGGTGTAAAGACCTAACTCCAGCACACCCAATAGTAGATGCTTCACAACGTGAAGCTATACGTGTATCGCTGTTACTAACTCAGATATCAAACGGTACAATGACTATCGAAACTGCTGCCCGTGCACAGTTACTTGACATGTTTAGGAACTCATTAGCATCTATGTGGGAGGACACTGATTCAGCACGAGCCCAGGCTGACCGATCATTGGTTACAAGATCTCTTGATCAGCTGGAGACTATGCTGTCTAACGTAACTGCTACCACACCGGAGAGAGAGAAATCTTTAATGATGACATCGACCTTCAGTACCAAACTTCAACACTTCGAGCGAAACTGGACCATTAGATGGCATCTCGGTGATAACGTGACTATTAACACTGTTAAATCGAGAGTAGCTCTATCAGCTGCTGTTGCCACTCAGACTGCGACTCAGGTTGCATTAAAACTACCTCTGCGACGTAATACACGGCTAGCTTCCAAAAC